CCGCCGGGATACCTGCGGGCTTTCCGATTTAACTTGGCCTGTGAACTTGCAGCGGAGTTTGGTGTCGAACCCTCTCCGCAGGTGCAGCGCATTGCTATGACTAGCAAGCGCGACCTGAAGCGCATCAACAACCCGGATGACGTGATGGCAATGCCTGCGGCACTGCTCGTCAACCGACCGCGCTTTAACATCTTTACGGGCAACTTCTAATGAAGACGCCGATCCTCGGGTCGTCGTATGTAATCCGGTCGGTCAATGCTGCCGACAACCGGATGGTCAATCTTTACCCAGAGATTATTGCCGAGGGCGGCAAAGAGCCTGCTTATCTGCAACGCTGCCCCGGCATAACGCTAAAGAAAGAAGTCGGCACTGGTCCAATTCGCGGACTGTGGGAACACGCTGGCTACCTGTACGTTGTTTCAGGTAACGAGTTCTACAAACTCGATACTAACTACAACTTTGCGGGTAGCAATGAACTGTTGATGGAGGATGGTGGTTTCGTTCTGTTAGAGGACGGCAGCACCATTCTTTTGGAAGCAGGCTCCGCTTATGTGGGGTTGGTGTCGGGCACCGGCCCTGTGTCTATGGCCGACAACGGTACGCAGATTTTTATTGCTGCAAACCCTGACGGCTACATTTACAACACCGCAACGGATGAGTTCCAACAGATTACTGACCCCGACTTTCCGGGCGCAGTGACGGTTGGTTACCTTGACGGTTACTTTGTATTTAATGAGCCGAACTCGCAACGTGTCTGGGTCACAAGCCTATTAGATGGTTTGTCGATTGACCCCTTGGATTTTGCCAGCGCTGAGGGTTCACCAGACGGGCTAGTATCCCTGATCATTGACCATCGAGAGGCTTGGCTTTTTGGCGAAAACTCCGTGGAGGTCTGGTACAACTCTGGCGACCCTGATTTTCCGCTCACTCGTATCCAAGGCGCTTTTAACGAGATCGGCTGTATTGCGCCGTACTCGGTCGCTAAGATGGATAACTCCGTCTTTTGGCTAGGCGCAGACCCGCGAGGTCAGGGCATCGTATACCGCGCTAATGGCTATACCGGCGTTCGTATCTCGACGCACGCGGTTGAGTTTGCCATTCAAAACTATGCAAACCTTTCTGACGCTGTGGGCTACACCTACCAGCAAGACGGCCACGTATTCTATGTGCTGAACTTTACGGACGCCGACACGACATGGGTGTTTGACGCTGCTACTGGCGCATGGCACGAGCGCTCTGCCTATCGCAACGGCAAGTTCAAGCGACATCGCGGCAACTGCCACGCTCGCTTTAACGGCAAGCCGGTTATCGGTGACTACCAGAACAACAAACTGTATGCGTTCAGTTTGGATGTGTATTCCGATGACGGGCACGTTCAGAAGTGGCTGCGGTCATGGCGTGCGCTGCCGACTGGCGGCAATGACCTTAAGCGTACCGCTCACCACTCGTTACAGATTGACTGCGAAACCGGCGTTGGCTTGTCGGGCTATGCGTTTACAGATCAGCAGTTTTTGGGCAGCGAACTGTTGCAAATCCTGCAAACTGAAATTGGCCAAGACATTATTCTTGACGTTGACTACACCACCGGCGCTGACCCGCAGTTGATGCTTCGCTGGTCTGATGACGGCGGTCACACTTGGAACGGCGAGCGCCAGGTATCTATGGGCCGTATCGGCCAGTACGGTACTCGCGCCATCTTCCGTCGCCTCGGCATGACGACCAAACTGCGTGACCGCGTATATGAGATTAGCGGCACCGATCCGGTCAAAGTCGCCATTATGGGCGCTGAACTGCAACTAAGCGGTACTGCGTCGTGACGCAAAACATCACGCAAATACCAGCCTCTCGTGTGCCGCTTACTGACGAGCGCACTGGCCTCATTTCGCGTGAGTGGTTCCGCTTCCTTAACAACCAATATCAGTTAACCGGCGGCGGTACGACGTCAACGACTATTGCTGACCTTGAGTTAGCGCCCGCCTTGTCCTCAAACACCGAAGACGAGTTGGCGGTAGTCAAAGGGCAGATAGACGATCTGCAAAAAGGGCCGCCTCGGTTTGAACCGGGGCTTATTAACTACGGTTCGTTTTTCTCAACGCAGACTCAAGCGGCAACAGTTATCAATACTGCGCAAGCCATCACGTACAACAACGCCGACCCTGCCTATGGCGTTTACCGTGACCCAGCCGATAGCAGTAAAATTAAAGTTACTCGACCTGCTATCTACAACGTCCAGTTTTCTATTCAGGTAGACAAGACTTCGGGCGGCACTGGTCGGCTGTACATTTGGCCCGCTATTAACGGCACTGCCGTAGCCAACTCTGCGTCACTGATTCAGATTCAGGGCAACAACGCCGAAATCTTCTCTGCCGCTAACTTTTTCTTGCCGTTATCTAACGGCGATTACTTTCAGTTGTACTTTTCCGTGGATGCGCTGGACGTGCAGTTGCAGAACTTTGCCGCCGCTCCTCCGGTCCCAGCCATTCCTTCAATCATTTTGACTGTTATGCAGGTGTACGTATGACCGTTTACCTTTCAGCCTTTGCAGGAGCCGGGGCGCAGTTCTTTACCGACGACGGCGCCGTGCTGTCGGGCGGAAAGATCTACACCTACGACGCTGGCACTACTACCCCGCGAGCGACGTATACGTCCATTAGCGGCACAACGGCTAATGCTAACCCCATTATTCTCGACTCCGGCGGACGACTGCCCGAGGACATGTGGCTGTCCGAAGGCGTGACGTATCGGTTTATATTGACCGACTCTAACGACGTTCAGATTGGCGAATACGACGATATTGCGGGCGTTAATGACATCTCCACCGAAAGCGTGGCGTGGTCAACCATCACCGGCACGCCGACGACGCTGGCTGGCTACGGCATCACAAATGGCATCACGGCAGCAACCGCTGCGGCCACCTACGCGCCGATTGCCTCGCCGACATTTACCGGCACGCCGTTAATTCCAGACAACGATACGGTTAGCGCCAACTATGCCGTGGGTTATCGAGAAGCCCCGCAGGTGTCTAAGACCGCTAACTACCAGTTAGTGCTGGCGGATCGCGGCAAGTCCATTCTGATGAACGGCACTAGCCTGACGCTGACCATTCCGGCTAACTCGGCGGTCGCGTTTCCGGTTGGTACCGTAATCATTATTGTGAACATCAATACGACGGCGCTCTCAATTGCAATTACGACCGACACGCTGACTTTGGCGAACAGCACCACGACCGGCACGCGCACGTTGGCTCGTAACGGCTTGGCTACTTGCGTCAAGATTGGCAGCACGTCTTGGCTGATCAGCGGAGCGGGATTGTCTTAATGGGCGGCGCTACCTTAGCAGCGGCAATTGCAGGCACGACGGGGGGAGCCGGTGCCGGTGTATTCGACTTCTCGTCGGGGTCGGGCAGCGTCACTATTCCTTCCCTTGCCACAGGTGTCACCATTGAAGTGTGGGGCGCTGGTGGCGGTGGCGGTTACGGCACTGTCACCCAGATATTTGGCGAGTTCTTGTACGAACCCCAAGACAATCCTGGTGGCGGCGGTGGTGGTGGCGCATACGCTAAACGAGTTATTTCGTTAACAGCCCCAGATGCCGGTAAAACTATTCTGTACACTGTAGGGGCTGCCGGTAAAGGCGGCACGGTCGGTGACGCTGTAGGCGGCATGGGTACTCAGTCTGTCGTCTATGCTGGCACCTATGCGTTAGATGAGATGATTGCTACGGGCGGCTTCGGCGGCTACGGCGGTATTGGCATATTTGGCAGCCAGCAGGGCGCTGGAGGCACGCAGACGGGCGGTACGGTCCCGCCGTCAGTGAATGGCAACGGAGGCGCAGTCTTTACCCAGACGGGCGCTGCGGGCATTACAGGCGATAATAGCCTCACCGCTGGTGGTGGCGGTGACGGTGGCGACCCCGTGGAAGGCGGCGATCCGGGCAAGGACGGTCTACCCGGTCGCGTCCGAATGGTATTTACCTTTTAGGTGACACATGGCAGTTAGCGTAAAAGTCCTGATCCCGGCCAAGATTGCCGAGAACACGCAGACAACCCAATACACGGCTACGAACGTCTCGACCATCATCGACAAGTTCACGGCGACGAACTACAGCGCGTCGGCGGCCACGATCTCGATCAACCTCGTGACGCAGTTTGACTCGTCGGGCAACCAGAACTTGATCATCAAGAACAAGACGCTGCTGCCCTCGGAGACATATACGTTCCCTGAGTTGGTCGGCCATGTGCTGCAACCGGGCGGGTTTATCTCGACGATTGCCTCGGCTGCCTCGTCTATCAACATCCGATCCTCTGGTCGGGAAGTGTCGTGATTGTCCGAAACGCCATCCATGAGGATTTGCCGCGTTACCTGCCACTAGCGCAGGCTTTTCATGCGGCGTCTCCCATGCACGGGGTAATTCCGTTTGACGCAGAGGGTTATTCAGACTTTTATTTACGCGCTGTTGACAACCCATCGCTAGGAGTGTGGTTGGCAGAAGATGAAGGCAAGATTATTGGAATTGCGGGCGCGTTGTTCTACCCTATGTACTTCAGCCCTTCTAATGTGGTAGTGCAGGAATTGTGGTGGTGGATAGCCCCAGAGGCCAGAGGCAAAGGCGCAGGTCAAGCGATGTACGAAACCATTGAATCATGGGCATCCGCAAAAGGCGCGACAGCGCTTTTTATGATTGCCCTTGAGGATGGTCGCTCAGACGAAATGGCACAGTTATATGCTCGAAAAGGGTTTCGCCCAATGGAGCGAACATTTTTTAAAGAGGTCGCGTAAATGGCGATTAGCACAGCAGCAGCAATTCTAGGTAGCGCCGTCGTTGGCGGAGCAGTTGCCTCTCG